AAAGCTGGAAACTACTTAGACGAATGTCTTTTATCTATAGCTGGAGAGAATCTTCCAGCAAAGCAATTGTGGCACAAAGCCAAGGAGGCCAAGCCGTGAGCGATACACCGAGGACGGATGAGCAGATAAACGGCAAACCATGCACTCGGTTTGCAATACTAGCTGGTGATTCGCTGCGTAATGCCGCAGTTCCATCGGAGTTCGCTCGCAATTTAGAACGCGAACTCAACGCGGCCAATGAGCGCATCAAGAACTTGGAATCTGCGCTTTGTACCGTCCAAAACATCGACAAGGTGAACGCCTATCAGGATCTTGAGAGTGCCAACGAGCGCATCAAGCGGCTGGATGACATCATCAGTAGAGCAGCCTATGCTTTCTTTCGCGATGGGTCTGACATTCAAGTTGCCAATGAAATGCTGACCATTTTAGAGGAAGTGAGGAAGCCGTGAGCAAGCAAAACAAATATCCATTGACGCCAGTTTGGTTCGCGTTGGGTGGTTTTTTTACAACACCAGTCCTTGCTATGATACTGCTTTTAGGGGGTGCGATTATGTTTATAGCTTGGCCGTTTATACCAATTCTTTTTTATATGAAAAGGAAAAGTGAATTACAACAGACAAAGGAGGCCAAGCCGTGAACGATCATATTCCTGACCCCACGAAAATGATCAGCGACACCCCTATCTCGGACAGCACCGCTCACAACGTAGGCGACCTCGGTATGCTATGCCGGAGGTTGGAGCGTAAACTCAAGATGTTGGAGGTAGTAGAACGACTTTCAACGGCGCAAATGGATTACATCCAGCAACTCGAATCCGAGAATGACGCAATGAGAGCGGATCTGCTGCTCTGGCGGGAGGACAAATGGCGTGAGTGACACACCGAGAACAGACAAAGTTCTATACAGCGTAGACGTATGCGACGGAGAGGAAGTTGTTAACATTGCATTCGCTCGCACACTTGAACGCGAACTCAACGAAGCAAAGGAACTCATAAAACGATTGGAGATTGCAGCATGGAAAAACTACAACAATGCCCATAAAGAGAAGGAGGTAAAATGAGAGACTGCGCATTCATCTACGTCAATAAATCTAACGGACTAGTGCGCGTTGAGAGTATTGATACAGCTAAACACATAGATGGCAATCCAGAATGGAATCACGTCGCAACAATCAACCCTCACGTTGTTTTAGAGAGCATTCTCCGAGCGACGATTAAAGACCGAAATCAGATCATCAAACACCTTCTGACATGACCTACTCACAAGCGGGGCAAATCCCCCATCACCAATACTGCTTCGTCGATGCCTCATTCTTAGGCTCTGGCGCTGGCTTCGTCCCGTGCGTCTGGTTTGGCTTGGTATCCATTCCCGGTCGAATGTGGGGCTGCACCATCATGCTCGAATGCGGAGCGGTCTACCGGGCCGTACCGCCGCACGCAATAGCATTCGATCTACAGCCTGACCCCATCTGGAGCAAACAAAACGCTCAGCGATGGGATTGCTACGGCACCGACTTCACCACGATTGAGTACACGTTCCTGCGAGGGCTGGAATGTAACGTCAAATGCGATGACTTAATCACCACTGGCGACTACCTCTTCACCGCTGCGCCCATCGGCGATAGCTGGAGTCGTCAGCCTAATCAGGCCAAGGAGTTTATGTTCATCCGAACCGATGGCGACAGACTCACAATTCAACCCACCGACAAGGTGGTATTTATCGAGAAGTCGTTCACTGAAACTGAATGGCCAACCGGACTTATCACGACCGACACCATTTACACCTGCGAATAAACATTTCCCCACATGAAGAAAACAGCCAAATACACAGTTATCACCATTGACTCAGCAATCCACGAAGAGGTTCGCAAACATTGCGACGAGAATGGTTTGAAGATCGGATTTTTCGCTAATCAAGCGTTAAGGAAGTTGCTGGACAAGAGGTGCGCCACGACGAAATCGAGCGCGCCTTCTACCGCTAGTACAACGAACGAATAATGGCGAATCGCACCGTGTGGTGCGGACAAAATCCTTCGCTCACTATGAAGCAGTGGGCGGAGAGATAAATTTCCTAAAATTATGAATCTAAGAGAATACCAACAAAAAGCAGTAGAGTGGGCCAAAACTAGCGATGGTCTGATCATCGCCCCCGCCGGTAGCGGTAAGACATGGATTGCCGCGAGCATCATCAAGAACTATCAAAACTGCGGATCTGGATTGAGATTCGGTTGGCTTGCTCCAACCCGCGAGACATGTCAGCAAGCGCGCACATCGCTCCGTGTTGCCGGTGTGCCTGATGAGATTGTGGATGTCCGCTGTCCGCATGAGTCAGTGGACTTCAGCAAGAAGGACATGCTCATCGTGGACGAAGCCAAGCACAGCCCTGCCGCTGGATGGCGTCGCATCATCGAGTCCTGTAACGGTATACGTTATGGTTTTGACGCCACTCCTTGGGGCGACGATCCAGATCGGAACACGGTAACACGAACGCTCTTCCACAACCGCACCTACGAAATCAAGCGCAGCGACATTGGCGATTCATTGGCCGACGCTTACCTCGAAATCAGCCACGCCACGGACCTGAACCTCCAGCAGAAGATCGATGATAACATCGACCGGCTCTTCAACACTCGCGTCAAGTACATGCGGATCAGGGAGGATGAACTCAAACGGATGTGCGCTTGGGAATCGCTCGTCGATATCGGCATCTGCCAGAACCGCGAGCGCAACAACTACGCAATCAACTACGCGGTCGAACACCTCGACATGCAGACGCTCATTCTCATCCCGCGCATCACGCTGGGCGAGGATTACGAACACCGGATTCCGAATTCTCGTCTCGTCCATTCCAAGATTGCGAAGAAGCAGCGCAAGGCCGCGATGGAAGAATTCAAGGCTGGCAACCTGCGAACCATGATCGCCACAAGCTTGGCCGACGAAGGATTGGATCTGCCCAACGTCGAACTGCTCATCATGGTCAGCGGCGGTCGGTCGTCGCAGAAAACGATTCAACGAGCCAGTCGGGCATTGCGGAAAACAGAAACCAAGAACTGCGCGACAATCGTAGATTTCTCTGACAAATTTCACCCCATCGGAGCATTCCACGCTAAGAAGCGCATGACCTGCTACCGTGAACTAGGTTGTATTTTCCAATGAGTGTATCCACGACAGCAAGCGAAACATCCACGCCGACCGAGAACGTAGTCTATCTGATCGGCGAACTGCGCGGCATCAGTCGGCAAACCGAAACCAAAACCGGCTCGCTTATGGTGCGCCGCGTTATATCAATCGCCCGTCACTGGACCGACAGCGAAGGGCGCTTCCACGAAGACTTCGACGATTTTGAAATATCCTCATGGGGACAAGTTGCGGAGAAGATCATGGAGATTCAGAACGGCGCTCTGGTGCGCGTCAAAGGCCGTGTAAAGGTCGAGCGTTGGACGGAAGGCGGAGACACGAAATCAGCGGTTCGAATCGCTGCCGAGAACGTCACTATCCTTTGTTACTAAAAATAATATTGAGCGAATGAAATCAAACCAAACAATCGTTGCGGTCGATCCGGGTGTGGGCGGCGGATTCGCGGTCAGCACGTCGGAAAGAATACTGCTTTTCCCAATGCCCGAGTCGCTGCCTGACACGGCGCGGTTACTGGCAGGATTCAAAGTCAGCGACTCCCATCTGTGGGTTGAGAAGGTGCCAAAGTTCGTCAGTAAACTCACGTCGTCGGCCAGCATGGCGACGCTCCATGAAAACTACGGGATTGTGCAGGGGATTGGCTACGCGCAAGGCTACGCACTCCACCGTGTTGAGCCGAAAATCTGGCAAGAACCACTTGGACTCGGAGGACGTAAATCATGCGAAACCGGACCAGAATGGAAGCGAAAGCTAAAAAGCAAAGCTCAGGAACTGTATCCGAATCTCGATGTGACGCTTCGAAACTGCGACGCCCTGCTGATTCTCCACTACGCGATGGGAGGAGGCAGATGATCCAAAAGATGCACCGTCCGCCCTCGCCCGAGGAGCTGAAGCAATTGCTCATCGCCGCGTTCGCTATGGGCGTCGTCGTCGCCAGCGCCTACTTTATTCTCTTCGTTGTCAAATGAGCGAGAACAACATCAAGCCCATGTCCGAAGAAACGGACGTGGAGACATTGCGAGCGGCCATCGCAGAATACCAATGGTTGGCCAGCGTACTTTTCAAATCTCTCGGGTGCGGATGCAACGGAACTCAAGACCTTTGCTGGAACTGCACCCAAGCCGAGCGACACTACAAACACACAATCGAGACATACAAATGATCAGCGCAAACAAAATGCCCATTATGCGGATAGCAGAAGCAGATGAATCACCCGAAAAGATTCACTTCGCTTACATCGACCAAAAGTACAAGGAGTGGCTAGTCCGACGCGGATTCGTCAACGAACTTGGTCAGGAAATCGGGATGAGAAAAGCAGGCGGATGGCGCGGAAAGACGGCCAAAAAAGGTTAATTAATGGAAACTCAAATCACGAGAGAACAGTTATTGAAGGAAGCACCGGCATTGATCGACTATGCGATTCTTCGAGGTTGGATAACCAAGCCCAAGCCAAAGGCTCTAATTGTTGACGGTGTTTGGCATGCGGCTGGTACAGGACATCTCGATAACGCCTCAGAAGATGAAATTCAAAAACTCAGGAAACAGTACGGTGCAGGTTGAAGTCATTTCCGATGACGTAGAGATACGAATCGGGGAAATGAAATGGGTGGGGATAGCCTACACTCGTAACGGAAAACCCAAGGTGTACGTTCGAACGAAGGCCGAATTCAAGGCCAAGTTCATCCCGGTCATTGAACAAGCACCCTAAACTCTACATCGCAGCACAAGAGCAGCTCTTTGCGAAGTTTCAGTCTCGCTCCATACCAATTCAACACTGGAGCAAGTACCTGATGACCCCCAAAGAGCTGTCTCTCCTTTTCGCAAAATTCGAAGAATCAAAGTCGGTTCTCCAGCAAATCGCCTCGAATGATCTGGGCGAAAGCGGGGACATAGCGCGCAAACAACTTGGAATCAAATGAATCAATCAAAGATCGACCGTGCAAGAGCATGGCTCAGAAACACGCCGGGAGCCGTCACAGGGCAAAATGGGCATGGAAGCACCTTCGCCGTCGCAACCGCGCTCATACACGGTTTTGAGCTTAATGCGGGGGATGCTGATACGCTCCTCAATGAGTACAACGCGAAATGCCTCCCGCCGTGGAAACCACATGAATTGGCCCACAAGCTCGATCAAGCGTCCAAGGTTTCGCACGACAAGCCGCGTGGCTGGCTCTTATCCGCTCAATCGGGCATTGGACAGGGCGGCAATCCCATCTCGCCTACCGGCAAGTTCGTCGTTCGCACGATCCAAACGATGCCGGAACCTCAGTCGCCGTTTACGACAATCGACTTCCTGAAAGCCTGCTTCGAGCCGGACGAAGTTGTCTGCATTTGTAACGACATCATTTTCGACGAAGAGGGTCGAGGTAGGCCAGCCTCCAAGGGTACGTTCCTCAAGCGCGACGAATGGATTAAGAACCACTTCACGCCGCCCATCAGCGCCATGTGGAATGGCAGCGACAGCAAGGGTGCATACGTCCGTATCAATCCATGCTTCGACGAGAGCGGATCGGATTCCGGCGTGGCGAACTTCCGCCATGTCTTAGTCGAGATGGACGAGAAGACGAAAGACGAGCAATGGACAGCGTTGAAGGAGTCGAAGCTCCCGCTATCTGTCGTCATAGATTCCGGCGGCAAGAGTCTGCACGGCTGGGTGCGCGTTGAAGCGGCCAATAGAGAGGAATGGAACGAGCGCCGCGACGTCGTCTATCGCTACCTCGAAAGCATCGGCATCGATCCGAAGAATAAGAACGCGAGCCGGTTCAGCCGTCTGGCCGGTGTAATGCGCGATGGCAAGGAGCAGAAGCTCTTAGCCGTCAACGTGGGCGCAGTGAACTGGGAAGCGTTCAAGGACGACATGGACGCGCAGGACATGCCGATGGAGTTCTCGATAGATGCCATCATCGAGTACGACCCACAGAATGATCCTGACAATCTGATCGGCGATAGGTGGGTTCGACGCGGATCATCACTTCTCTTTGTGGGGCAAAGTGGATGCGGCAAAAGCTCGATGGCCGCGTATCAGGGTCTGAAGTGGGCGTCCGGCGAAGCTTGGTTTGGCGTAAAGCCCGTCCGGGCGCTAAAAGTAGCTTACATTCAGGCGGAAAACGACATCGCCGATCAGCATGATGCACTCAAGGGCGCTGCACAGATGACCTTTGGTAAGGAGAACTGGGAGCGAGGTCTTCGGAGCGCGAACATGTTATTCTTCCGCGAGACGGTGAGAACTGGCTCCGACTTCGCGACGATGCTTCGCCGCCTCGTTCGCAAGACTAAGGTCGATGTGGTTTACATCGATCCGCTGCTCTCCTACATGGGCGGCAATCCATCGGATATCGAGGTTTGCGCGAACTTTACGCGGCACTTGCTCCAGCCGATTATGATGGAGACAGGCGTAGTCCTGATTCTCGTTCATCACTTCCCGAAGCCCAAAGGTCGAGACGACAAACCGGAGAGCGTGGCAGAGATGGCCTACTCAGGATTCGGATCGTCGGATCTAACGAACTGGGCCAGAGAGGTGATTGTGATGAAGGAAGTTGGTTTCAATCAACCTCGACAATTTATGCTCGGAATGGCGAAGCGAGCGGATCGTTCCGGCATGACGGACAAGGAAGGAAAAGTCACCGGATCGATTATGATCCAGCGTGGTACGGGCGGCGACATCTCATGGAACTACGCAGATCCACAGAAGTTCGTCGTCGATAAGGAGTCGGCCAAGAAGCCGTACTCCAAAGGACGCTATCCTAAGCGTTAGCCTTTTCGCGCAACGCTCGACGACGACCTTTGGC